ATAGTTTTTATCCGCACGTTCTGAAATTTTCGAACTCATGTCGGCACCAACACCAAGAAGAAGACCATCTTGTTGAAATGCAAAACAACGCCGATGGCTTGAACCATCAACCGGAATCAATTTAGTCCCGTCAGTTCGTTTGCCGTTTACCGATATAAATTTATAGCCCAAAAAAGTGTCCAACTCTCCGCGAGCTAAGGCACGCACAGTATTGAAATCCGAACTTTTTATTTCGGTAGTATTTAGCAAATCGGTGATTTGATCCGCAGTGCAAACAATAACTCGACCATCGTCCGGTACATCGTCACCGTCCATAGTTTCTTTGGCCGTTAAGAGTTTTGCCAGAGTAAGGCCGGTTCCGCCGTTAGCGATGGGAGTTTGACCAGCGGTGGACGTTGCACCAGAAACGCCAGTAAAGGCCGTTCCAAGAGCCGCATCAATCAAAACTTCATCCATTGCGCGACCCATTGCCATAGCTGCCGCCAAAGCATATTGAGAAGTCGGGTCGATCAACATACGAACTTTGTCTTCCTGATCGATCAAATCAGCCCAATCAAAATCTTCAAGCGAAACGCGCCTTCGGGAATGGGGGGTATCAACTCTGGGAGTATCGCTGTGGCGACTACTGCGACGTTGCGCCGCCGTGGCACCAATTTGCTCAAAAAAAGCATTTTTACCGGTAACGGATTCTTCGCGAACTGAACCGCGCAATTTAGACCCGTCCTGTTGGACAAGGTGCTGGACGTTTGCGCTGTACTGTTCAACGAATGCCGTTGTCACATTAACAGACATTGGATTCTCCTAATAAGGAATTTAAAACAGTATTTTTTAGGGTTGTCGCCATTTGAGACGGCCCAGCGGCCTTGGGTTCTTGCGCGGGTTCCGTAAGGAATTGTCCATTTAGACAAAAGGCTAATTTTACGTTATCACAAATCATTATTTTTGCAAACAGCAAAAAAAGACCTCTCACTGGTGGGAAAGTGAGAGGTCTAGTAGGTAGGGATGCAGGGAATAATTTATATATAATCTATATTTTAAAGACACTCAATCTTTAATTTTGACTACATTTTTTGATTGCTCTTTAGGTGGCCTTCCGCGTTTTGGCTTTTCTTCAAATCCAACAACCCAGTCATAATATATTTGAGCGCGCTCTATGCACCCGGTTACGTTAATGGATTGCGCCATATTAAGGCATTCAAGCCTAACGGATATGACATCCATATTCATTCTGGATATGCCTGAGTGTAAAGGTTCTGAACCTTATTAACGATGCCAGCATGTTCTGGATGGCGCTTGTTTAAATAAGCGGGGTGCGACATTAAACTTTGGGCTTCTGTTTTTGCTTCTTCTGGCGTAAGCGCTGCCCTTTCGCCTGATGACGGACCAGCCAAATCTTTGTCGGCCATCGTTGTTTTGGCAATGTTTGCAAAAGCCTTCAGCATTGCAGGATTGTTTCCAAGCCCACTAGAAACCATTATTTCCGCAAGGTCATCGCCGCCGTATTCATTAAAGGCTTTTTTTGCCGCTTCAACATTTTGATCGTATGCGCGGCCCCATTCTTCTTTCAAAGCTCTTTCGCCGTCTTCTATCGATTGATTTTGAATTTCAGAAAATTGCGATTGCTGCGCAACCACGTTATTAGCCTGCCACGCCACAAGGCTTTTTACTTGAACCGAATTCAAACCAAGTTTGTGCGCTTCTTGTTTAAATGAAGAAAGAGCTTCATCATTAAACTGCGCTGCAACTTCTTCTGACAGCCCTTCCGGAAGCTCTATTTCATATTTATCCGGGTCTTCTGGCCTTCCCAAAAATTCATATACGTCATTCCAATCTTCATCCGTAACAGGCTTGGAGATTTTATCACGCCCCAAATGAGATTGAAGATTAACGTATGATGCCGCCAATGCGTTTACGTCTTTAAACTTATCAAAATTTTGATTGTCTCGTATATCTTCAGATAATGCAGACCGCCAATCCTCTGAGCTTTCGGCGGTTGGTGTGCTTGTGCTAACTTCTGGCGCATTATCTGCTTCTTCAACAGGTGCGGAATCGTTAGGCATTTCTTGATAACTCCTGTGATAATTCTAAAAATTGTTCTGGGGTTTCGTCTAACGCCGTCAATATCATTAACGCGACGTTTCTCATGCCTTCATTGAAGGCCGCATTTTCTAACGCTTCGCCCGGAACGAATGATGGCCGCAATACTCCGCATTCACGGCAAATATGCGACAACACTCGCCTTCCTTCTTCTGAGCTAAAAACAATCTGAAAATCAGACTTTAACTCTTTAACCTTGGACAAGATTTAAAAGCTCCTGAGATTCGCCTAGTCCGGCTTCTTGTGCAGTCTTGGCGACATTAGCGCCCCTCTGCATCATATCCATGACTTGAGCGCCTTGCATCATTTGCTCCTGCGCGGCCATAGCCTCTTGCTGCGCTTGCGCTTCTTGTTGCATGTCTTCATCCGACTTTAGCAACAAAGGAGAGACGCCGTTTAGTTCTGCAATATGTCTGACCATTTCAGCGCCGCGAACAATCTGCGCCGCTTGCGGATCCATACCGGCAATCGGGCCGACAAACTCAAGCGTCCGCATAATGCCCTGCGTCTCGGTTTGACGTTGAGCGCGAGCCAAGGGCGAGACATATTGTATTTTTAATTCGCGTTCTGATATTTCTTCCGGCGCTTCCGGCAAGCGTCCGGCCCTTAACAAAACGCCATAGATGCGTTCAATCATAGGCCCAAGGAATTCGCTTTGCAGACGCCCTAGAGTCGGCCCTAACAATCTAAGGGTGCGTTCTGTGCGTTCCACCACCTCGGTCGCTGTCATGCGCGGAGCGCCTTGAAATTGCAACTGATCTAAAAAAAACGTGGTGCGAATGCGCTCGCGTAAATCTTGCATCATTTCATAACTGATGCCGATATTGCCGCCGGTCAGTAATGGTTCAATTCTGGCTCCGGTCGAAGCTCTATAATAATTTAAGCCTCCCGGTATGGTGCGAACCGGCCCAAGCACTCCATCATCCGGAACAAGCAAAGGCGGATCGACAACCTTTTGCGCCGCCTTGATTGTCGTTTTCATAATTTCTTGCAGCATTTTAATATCTGGCAACGCTGTCATGGCTGGCGATCTTCCAAACACTTCGCCCATAGCCTTAGACCAGCGACTGACCATATACGGCATTTCGTCAAAGCCGCCTTCTGCAATTACATGCCGTTCCTTTTCATCAATGTACACCGATGCAATTGGCAGCATGTTTGCCGCTTTTTTACCTTTTTGAGCGTCAGACCGTGGATATACGCAATGAAGCAATTCAATTTCTTTATCTAAATCTTTCTTTTCGTGCATTCGCTTCATGCGCGGGGATAATGATTTTTCACCCCACTTTTGCACAACCTGTCTGATGGTCATTTTAAAATTACGAAACACCGTGTCTACAATACCGTCAGCATTTTCCGCAATAAATATTTGATCGATATGTATTGCCTTAAAGCTAATGCCTTCACGCTGTGCTGGCTCACCAATAAACATGCAAGATGTTCCGATGGAGCTAAGCGATAAATAATATTCATGGATGTGAGATGGAAAGGCTACGTCTGGCGCTGATAGCTCTGACAAAATTGCAACCGTTGTTTCTTCCAGCCAGTTTTTAACCTTTAAATTGTCAGACAACATATCATTGTCTTGCTTTAGCCGTAAGCTAAACCATTCTGACGCTGGATTGGTCAACATGCCATGAAGGCCAGCCGCGAGCATTTCGTTAGCATGAACTCCCGTGCTGTCATATAGCAGCGTTGTTCTTTTGTCGCCTTTGGATCGTTTTAAGTTGAAATCAGATTCATTGGGCATGACAAAATTAGCAACATCTTGCCAATGCGTTTCCCATGTTCCGCGTTGCGCTTTGAGCTTGCCCTTGCGTTTGCAAAGATAGATGACTTGATCTTTATCAATCATGCTGAGCCTTTAAACGGTTGGAAGCGCAAATGCTTGAAGATTAAAATCTTCGACCGTTACATTGGCGGTTGATGTTTCATTAGTAACATGAATTTCAATGTAATCGTTTACACTCATCAATGCGCTACCCTGCACCACAACCGCGCCTAGTTCGCCAGATGCGGTAACTTTGCGGCTTACAAGGCTGGCGTCCACCAATGAACCAGATGATCCGCTGTCGTCGTAATGCCAACCTTTAAGCGACAAAATTTGATTGTTAGACGCCGCCGACAACGAACAGGACGCGCTGAACAACACAACTCTGTTGGGTGCGCCAATGTAACGCAAGCGACCAGTATTGGTGCTGTTATTGTCAAATAACAACTCGTTGCCCGAAAGCGCAGTCGTGCCGCCGACTTTTACATAAGCCCCAGCACTGGCAATAACTGTCTCCGTTGAATTACCCTGCATAGAGCATTCACCAAAGCTGGGTCGCAACGACACGATAAGGTCGCGCATGTCGTTTGCTGTAATTGAGTTTGCCGCTTGTCCATCCGCAAACTGAGTTGATAGAAGCGTTGCCGTTGTGCGAACGGTGTCAGTCATTTATTGGCCTAACAAAGTTTTCTTGTTGCTTGCGCCGTCTTCGTCAACGGCTCCGCCAAGTCCACCGGTCAAAATTGTAGACTCGCGTCCAGAAGCTGCCGCTGCTCTTTGCCTGCTTCTTTGTTCCGCCGCTTTAACTTCTTCCGCGCTTTTTTCGGGCGGAGGCGGAGGCGGGGG